CTTTACTCAACAAGCGGAAGAGGAAGTATAAAAATAGGTACAGGAGCAGTTCCAAAAATAAGAGGATCATTAGGAGATTATTTAGAAATATTAATACAAGATGATTTATCAGGACTAGAAACATTTAGTATTAAAGTACAAGGACACTTGGAGGAATTATGATAAAAATAAAACATTTTAGCTTATATGAAAATATACTAATAATAAATAGGAAATACAGGTTTAAAAATCCACAAGTTATAATTAGAACTTGGTATGGAATAAAAATAATAAGTGGTAAAACATTTAGATTTTATACTTTTAATGATAAAATAAGAAAAGAAATATTAGAAGATTTAAAATTAAATGAAATAATAAAAAGGTAAGTTATGGCAGATATATATTTAACAAAAAAAGATTTAGATGAAATTGATATCTTTTTTGATATTGGATTAGATGGAAATAATTTAATACAAGATGATAGTATTCGCACAGCTACACTTATATCTATTTTTACAGATGGAAGCAAACCACAAGTTGGAAAGCAAATAGATGGTAAAATTTTAGGAAATAAATACTATAATATAAATAAATTAAGTCAAGATAATGTAAAATTATATACACAGGGTTTATATGATGCTTTACAATGGCTTATAGATGATAGTATAGTTAATAATATCGATATTATTAATGAGAAAATAGGTAATAGATTAAATACAGTAATTACATTTACTTTGGATAGCGAGAATACAATTAATGTTATATTTAATCTTGATGAAAAAATGAATATCTTAGATGAGGTGTAAAAGTGGCAAATACAATATTAGAGATTAAAAATAGAGTTTATAACGATTTAGTAGTAAGCTTTAAAAATGCAATTACCCCTTTAAAAAAATCAGTATTTGAAACTTTTAGTTATGCTATTGCTTCATCTATAAAACTACTATATGTATATTTAGATAAGATACAAGCAGATAGTTTTTTGACTACTTGCACAGATTCAAGAGTAAGAAATTATTTTGCACCTTTAAAAAATATAGCAATAAAAGAAGCTACAAGCTCAACAGGTACTGCTAGATTTATTGGTATAGATGGAAGTGACATACCAATAGATACAATTATAATTTATAACGATTATGAATTTATCACAACAACATCAGGGACTATTGGAGATGTAGCTACTGGATATGTTGATATAGTTTGTAAATCAGTTGAAAAAGGCACTCTATACAATACACTAGAAAATATTAGCTTAGTTTTATCAAGTCCAATAGTTGGTGTTGAAAATGAAGTTATAAGCTCAACTGGATTTACTGGTGCAATAGACGATGAGAGTATAGACAGTTTAAGAACTAGAACAAAACAAAAATTTGCAAGTCCTACAAATATAGATAATGACTTCTTTTATAAATCAACAGCTTTAGAGCTACCAAATGTTAAAGCTGCATTTATAAGTGATTTAAAGCAAGGTATAGGAACAACAGGAATAACAATACTAACTTTTAGTAATAGTGGTGTTCCAATACAAGCTGATATAGATACATTAGAAGCTTATTTTTTAGAAAAAAAAGCAATACCAACTTATGCAGGGTTTGAGTTCTTTTTACCAACAATAATAAGTCAAGATTTAGAAATTCAATTAATTATAAATGATGATCAAAATCAAAAAAGAATAGAAAATTTAGTAAGAACTTATTTATATTTATTTGTAAAGCCAAATACTACATTTAAGTTTAAGCCATTAAACGACTTATTACAGTCAAATGGTGCTAGATTAAATAGTCCTTTATCTTCATTTGAGATAGAATTACAATCAGATGAGATTATAGATGTGGGAGCTATAACTTGGCCTTAAAATTCAAAAATCTATTAAAATCATTTTTACCAAAAGGTAGAGCGTGGGAAGAACAACCACAAATAGATAAACTATTAAGTGGTTTTAGTGATGAATTTGGAAGACAATACGATAAAGATACTAAATTTTATCAAGATTTTAACATTATAAAAAGCTCAAATCTAGCTATAGAACATTCACAAGACTATCTAATAGTTCAAGGATTATACTCAAATAGAGAGCTTCAAAGAATAATAGTAGAATATCTAAATAAAGATTATCAATATATGGAAGCAATAGAAGATTTTGCTAACTTTATAGGAGTTCCAATAGCTTTTATAAATTTTCCATTGCCACTAGAGTTTGGAAGAATGCAATTTGGCGATGAATTTGGAGACCCACTCGCAGAGCCATACACAGATTTATATATAGATTTAAACTTTAGCGGAGATATAACTTGTAGAGATTATAATAAAATCCAATGGTTAGCAAAATTTTTAAAGCCACCATATATAAGATTAACCTTTACGAATCCACCAAATAATGCTATACTACCATTTGAATTTGGTTTTAATCAGTTTGGCGATGATTTTGGTAATCTTATAGATTGTGAATTAAATTAAAAGTAGGAGTAAAAATGAAGAAGTTTTTAGAGATAGACGGTGGTAATCCAGATGGAACAGCAAAAGATAGAGATGGATTAAATCCCGGCACTACATATTTTGCTAAATATTGGAATGATAATATGTTTAACTTGTTTGAGTTTATACAAACACAAGGATATACATTAATAGATGCAGATTCAGATAGTGCAGGACTAGAACAAATAGCTAAAGCGTGTAAGGCAAAATATAATCCTAATTATACATATAATACAAGTACAATAGTTACTCAGTCAGTAAATGATATAGTAGAGGGTAGCGATGGAGCATTTTATGAGGTACAAAATGATGGAGTGACTGGAGATGATCCAGTAGGAAGTGTTACAGGAAACTGGGTTAAAGTACCTTTTGACAAAGGATACTCAGATACTAAACTATTCTCAATAGCAGGTGGAACAGCAAACGCACTAACAGTAACTATTCCAGCTATAACAGAGTATGCAGTAAATAGCACATTTAGAGCTAAGGCAACTTTAGACAATACAGGTGCAACAACAATTAATCTAAACGGTTTAGGTGTTAAAAATGTAGTTATAGACAACACTGCTTTATCAGGTGGGGAAATTGTAGCAGGTAATGAATACTTTTTTACATACTCATCAAATGGTAATTTTGAGCTAACTGCATTAGGTAGTGATATAGAAGTCGCAACAGATACAGAGATAAGAACTGGAACAAATAACACTAAAGCAATAACTCCACTTGGATATAATCAAACTACTTTAGGATGGGGTCAAACTTGGCAAAATGTAACAGCTAGTAGGAGTGCTGGGGTTACTTATACCAATACTACTGGTAAGCCTATTGAAATGATTGTTTTAGTTGCAAGGAGTAGCAACATAATACCATCATTTACAATAGACGGTATAGATTTATTATCTGGATATAACGATGCTAATTCTCAAGTAGCTATGTTTAGTTTTATAGTTCAGGATGGGAAAACATATAACTTTTCGCTAAGTGCAGGTTCAACTATTTTTAGATGGTTAGAATTAAGACAATAAGGATAAAAATGAGAAAAATATATTTAACAAATAACGGATTACAAGAGATATTAGAGGGTCAAGACTTTTTAATTAAAGATGATTGGGTTAAGTGTGAACTTAAAGAAGATGGTACACCATATACTTACTATAATGAAGATGGTACACCTGATTTAGTAGAGGAAGCGAAAGATGAAGCTAATAAGACATATAATGAAAAATGGAATCTAGTATCAGAATACTTAATAAATGATATACCAAATATTTCAAACACATTAATTGGTGGGGAAGTTCACGAATTTATTGTTAAAGGAAGCAATATAGATAGTATTAAAAATATTGCAATTAGCCCATCAAGTCAAGACACAACTTATGAATGGGTACAGTTAGGAATACCGACTTTTCAAACAACAAAAGCAGAACTTAGCATTATTTTAATGGAATATGAAAAATTACAACAAGCTAAAATAAATGAAATTTTTGGATTAGGAGTATAGAATGTCACACTTAATAATTTCAGTATCACAAACAGATATATTTCAAGAAGATTTCGGAATAACTCTTGACTTTGAGAAAGAATTTTCAGAGTTTGATTTTGTAGGTAAAGAGGATTTTTTACAATTCCTAATAAGTGAAAAATATGTAGTTTTTAATGATGCTACAAAACCACATATGCCAAAAGGTATAGTAATATATGAACTAAAATCATTTCCAAACGAAAGACTTGTACTAAAAGAAGGAAGTATATATCAGAGTAATGTAGGAGAGGGAAACTATACATCTGATACTTGGGTAGTTGAAGAATGGGATATTTTAGTACGAGGGGCATAAATTGAGTATAGAATATATAAATACAATAAATTTAACACTACATTATGCCATAATGACATCAAAATTATATTTAATGTATATAGTTATTATGAATATAAGCACTATAAAAACACCAAATAGTGATAAATTAATGAGTATATATTCTCCATTAAGTGTGTTTATTATTTTATTTACGATAGTATATATTATTGCAGAGTTGAATTTTATAATACTATTTGATAAAGATTTGTTTTTATATTATTATGAATTTATGGCAATGCTAGACCAAATAATATTTACTATACTAATTGCAAAAAACTTTAAGAAAGGATAAAAAATGGCAAAGACTAGAAGCGGTAGAAAAAGCAGTACAACTAGTACAAAGACAAGAACAAGAACAGGTAAAAAATAATGGAAAACGCTGGATTAATAATTCAAATAGGGCTACTTATTGCTTCTATAATAACAGCATTTATAACAGCAAAAGTAACTATTAGTAATCTAGTTAAAACACAAGAGTCGCAAGACAAAAAAATAGCTGTAAATGATGTAGGTTTAAAAGATATGGAGCTAAAACTTCAATCTAAAATTTCATACGAACACGCTGATAAAAGGTATGTTACAAAAGAAGAATTAAACCTACATCTTAAAAATATAGAACTAAAACAACAAAGAGGTATTGATAAAACTGATGATGTTTTAGAGATATTAAAAGAATTAAAAAGTCAAATGAAAAGTAATTAAAATATATATTATGAACATAGTTAGTTTAGTTAGATTTGAAAATACAGAACAAGGCACATTTGGACTAATCTCAATTAATGGTATATGTTTCCACTCTTTAGAGCTTCCATACAAAGACAACAAAGCAAACATAAGTTGTATTCCTACTGGGGAATATATTTGTAAAATAAGATATTCCCCATCATTTAAAAGAAATTTATATTGCTTACAAAATGTAAAAGATAGAAGCTACATTTTAATACACGGTGCAAACTTTGCAGGGGATAAGTCAAAAGGTTATCAAACACATTTAGCAGGTTGTATCGCTTTAGGTAAAAGTAAAGGTGTAGCAAATAATAAGTTTGGAAACAAACAAAGGTGTATCTTTAATTCTCAACAAGCATTAAGAGAGTTTATGGATATTACAGATAATGAAGATTTTAAGTTAATAATTACGGAGGTATAAGATGGAGTTTTTAACAAGTTTATTAGGCGATGGTTTAACTGGTGGGTTATTTGGTATATTAGGTGGTTTAGGTACTGCGTGGATTAAATACAAACATCAAGAGAAAGAACATCAATACAAACTGGAAGAGAATAAAAGCAAACGAGAACACCAATTAAAAATGATAGGTGCTGAAACTGAAGCAAGTATAAAAGAGATTGAAGCTAATGTTAGACGAGATGAAATCATTATGGAGGGTAAAGCCGATATAGAAGAAAGTAAAGGTAGAAACGAAGCAGTAGTTAAACTAAGTGAAAACTATATCAAAGACTCACTTATAGAGCGTATGATGTTTAATAGCAGCAAGATAACTAAATGGTTTACATTGCCTTTGGCTTTACTTATAACATTGATACATAGTACAATAGATATGATGAGAACTCTAGTAAGACCACTTATAACTTATGCTAGTGTAGGATTTACTTGCTATGTAACTTATTTAACTTTTGAAATATATCAAAAATTAGGTATTTCAATAGATAGCAGCGACTTATTAGTTATAATAAAAGATATGCTTAAATTACTTACTTTTATTACAAGTACAGCGGTATCATTTTGGTTTATGGATAAATCAATGAGTAGAAAGTTTCAAGATAAGTAACTAAGCTAACTCATCAAGCAAAAGTCTAGTCATTAACTTAATGGCTTCGCTTTTGCTATATTCCACACATCTATCAATAGTCACAAAGTTATCAAACTTCAAATGACATACATAAGTTTTACCATTAATAGTATGCTCCCCCATAATATAATCCCCAACTATCGTAACATTACGAGTGCAAAAGTTATTATTGGTTATTGCTTCATCTAGTGTTCTGTAGTGTTTTAACATTTGTTATCCTTTAATAGTTCTGGATTTTCGTATATGTTTCCTATCACTTCACAATTATTTATGACCCATTCAGCAGTTTGCGGGTCGTTTATAGGCTCTTGATAACTTCTCATAATACCATCGTTTAAATAGCATTTATAAAATAAGCATAATCCACCATAGTTATTATAGTCTATAACACCTACCCAATCTTTACTATTGCTATCGAGTTTGTCTGCTTTTAGTATATCATTGTGGTAAATATCTTTTCCTTTTTTGTCTTTTAATCCAGTATATTGCATAACAACAAACTCATCGCTTTTTAACATATTTCCAAAAGCCCATTTATCATTACCTATATGATTTTGGATATTTGGTAACATCTCACTATATTTTGCCCACGCTCTAAATTTTAATCTAGAATTTTCCATTTTACTTCCTTTATATTTTTCTTACTCTAATCTTACAACACAAAACAAAATAAGTAAACAATATAACCATAATAAAACAACAAATTTAAACTAATGTAACTTTTTGTAACTTCAAACAAATATTTTAACTATTTCATCTACTCATTATATACTTATTAGTAAATTGTATGTTATAGTTATTCTGTTGAAAGGGAGTAATATGGTTAAAGTAATTATTACAATAAATGGTATTTTTCATAATTCATTTGATAGCGAACAAACAGCGTATTATCATTATGGAGTTTTAAAGTGTAATCCAAAGTTAAAGAATATACGACTTCATAAGTTATGGGATAAAGCGTTTGACTATTATATGGAAAATGGAAAAGATTACGAGTTTATTTTAAGAAATGAACTTATAGGATAAAGGAAAGAAAATGGAAAGAGAAGATTATTTACAACATTGCAAAGAAAGAGCTTTACAAGAAAATGATATACATAGTATGTGGGCTTCATTTCACAATGATATGTCAAAACACGATGAACTAAAAGACCATATAGCTTTAAATTTAGGAATGTCTTTGTTAGCTAGTGGAATTTGGAAAACAAAAGAAGACTGTGAGAAGTTTATAAACGGTTTTAATTAGTAATAAAAAGATAAAGGAAATAAAATGGAAGTAGAAATTATAGAAGAAAAACACGATGGAGAAATTCTTTATAAATGTAAACTAAATGGTAAAGAATCTTTTTGTTTATTTGAAAGAGAATACGAAGCTTTAGTATATGCTGGTTTAATGGCAAGTGGAATAAGCAAAAATGATTGTAGCTATTTTTCTAAGTATATAAATAGTTCATTGTATACATTAAAAAAAGGAGAGTAGTATGCCAAAAATAGAATTTGATTATGAAGATAACAGATACAACAACGCACTACAACAATTCATCAATGAAACTCAAAAAAATACTGAAAACATAAAGTGTGAAGTTGGAGAGATTAAAGCTATACAGAAAAGACTAGAGAATGAGTTTGATGTTAGTTTGGAAGATGATTATAAAGATATGATAAAGGAAGTGATATGAGTGAATTAGATTGGTTGATGGATAAAGATTACAAGTTTGAAACAATTACTATTTATAAAAATGGTACTAAAACAATAATAAGGGGTAAGTGATGAGTATATACAATAAACTAAATGAGTTTAGCAAAACAGTAGGTAAGGTTAAAAAGAATGGTACTAACCCTTTTCATAAATCAAAATACGCTACATTAGAAAGTGTTATGGAAACAATAGAAAATCCATTAAATGAAATTGGATTAGGATATGTTCAAATTCCAACGGAAAGCGGTCTTAAAACAGTTATTTATGATTTAGAGAGTAAAGATACTATTGAGGGATTTATTTCTTATGTAGGGGCTAGTGATATGCAAAAGTTAGGAAGTGCAATAACTTATGCAAGAAGATATGCTTTAGTAACAATGTTTGGATTAGAACAAACTGATGATGATGGAAACTATGCAAGTGGATACGCACCGAAACAACAACAAAAGACACAACAAAAACAATATTCAGTAAATGATATTAAAGAGTTAGCAAATATTAAAAACTTTTCAATAGAAACTATTGAGAATGGATTTAAAAAGAAGTTGGAACAATTTACATTAGTTGAGCTTAATAAAGCTTACATTACATTACAAAGCAAATAAGGATATACTATGCGTTTTTTTGACATAAGCGAAAGTTTTAAAGAGATATACTCTCTAAGCGAATATATAGAAGTAAACGAAAGCGGGGAAGTGATAGACAATAGCGAAATACTATCACAACTATTTAATGAAATGGAAATGGAGTTGAGCGAAAAGCTAGAAAATGCAACTTACATTATAAAAGAATTAGTAGCAAGTGAACAGGCTTTAAAAGATGAAGCTAAAAGACTAACTGCAAAAGCAAAAGTTTTAGAGAATAGACAAACTCAATTAAAAGAGTTAATGAAGATAGCGATTGAATCAAGCGGACAAACTAAAATAAAAACAGATAAATTTAACTTTAGTATCACTCATAGAAAATCTTTAAACTATGATGATGTAAATATGTTTGGTGTAGATAATGAGTTTATTAGAACTAAGCAAGAGTTAGACAAGACTAAAATTAAAGAGTATGTAAAAGCTGGTGGGGTTATAGATGGACTTAAAGAAGTTGATAGTATAACTTTAAATATAAGATGAAAACTTTACTACAACAAGAGCTTAAAAAACTAGGAAAACTCATAAGGCTTCATAGGAAGTTAAAAAGAGAACAACCATCAAATATATATATTGACGGTGTAATTTATGGTTATAAAGATAGCCTGTGGAGATTAGTGGAGGTGTATAAAAAATTATGAAAATAGAATTAATTAAACAAGGCAATACATTGTATCCAAATAGCGAAAGTGATATTGAAGTATTAAACAATTTAAGTAATGCTATCTATGTTTGTGACATTAAAAACCAAGATATGCGTACGGTTACTCAAAATAGAGCCTTGCATCTATGGGCTTCACAAATAGCAGAACTTTTAAACAAAAATAACTTATATATGAAAGGGGTATTTAATAACGATATTGAGTGGACTATGGAGCTAGTTAAAACTCAAATAATAAAAGGTACTATCAAGCAAGTATTTAACTTGACAAGCACTACAAAGCTAACAAGAAAGCAAGTTGATTCTATGATAGATTATGTTACTATTGCATTTCAAAGCAAAGGAATAGAGATACCAGAGTTTCCAAATATGGAAGCGTGGGAAGAAAAACAAAAAGGAAAACAAAATGTTTGAACAAGTAGAAACAAGAATAATAAGCAATGGGTATATAATAGAATATTACACTAAACAAATAGGCAGAGGTGATAAGGTTGAAAAGTATTTTAAAACTATAGATGAAGTAAATGAGTACATTAAAGTTAATCTAAGGATAGAAACAGTTGAAGAAATTAAAAATAACAGACCAACAAGTCAATACAATAAAACAATCAAAGGCTAGTACAAAAGTTCTAGCTAGTCGATACAATGTATCAATAGATTTAATATATAAAATAAAAAGGGAAGATAGAAGATGTTACCAACAATAGAGATAACAGGAAATATAAGCAAGATACAAACTAAATTTTTACCAAGTGGTAAACAATTAACAAGTTTTCAAATAGAGTGTTCAGAAAAGAACAAAAATGGAGAGTGGAATAATCTGTACATTAAAGGAGAGTGTTGGGAAAAGTCGGCAGAGTTTGTTAGTAAATATTTCAAAGATGGAGATGTAGCAATAGTTACTGGTAAATTATTTACTAATGTTTATGATAAGCAAGATGGATCAAAAGCTTACGAGAATAAATTTTTATTTCCTAATGTATCATTTCCACCAAAAGCAAAAGATAGTCAATCAAATAACCAACATCAACCAAGTTCCCAACCTCAGGAAAATGGTAATTATATGCAACAAACGCCACAAGGTGGTGGGGAATATATAAATAATAATGGAATTAGAGGAACTACAATAGATATGGATGAAACAGAAATACCTTTTAATAGTGGTAATTAGCACCAATACCCAAGCTAAACGATACTAAAAGTAACACAAAAAGCAATTATCAGATATTTTTTTATCTTTTAGTTGCTTTTTTCATTTATGTAGGTTAGAATAAATAAAAACAAAAGGAAGTAAAATGAGTAAAGGAATAGAACTAACACAAAGCCAGATTAAATCGTATGAGAATGGAGCTACTATGTTTATGTTTCCACTTAATAATTGCAATATATTACATAGTATTGATGAATTTCCAATACAAAAAGGAGATAAAGATATTTATATTAAAGAAGAGTTCGGTGTATCTATAAATGGAACAACTGCTTATCTAAAAGACTATACAAAAGTAGATCAAAGAGTGATAGCAAACTTAATAGTATGGAAGCCAGCTTCACAAATGACAAAAGAACAAAGCAGATACACAATTAAAGAGTGTATTGATGTTGGAATTGTTAGAGTTCAAGATATTTCAATAGATGAAATGGTATATATGGGTCAAGATAATAAATCAATATTAGAAGAACATAATGTTGTATGGCATTGGATTAAAGAATACTACAACAACCAACTAAAAGAACAAAACATAAACAGAACATACGAAGATAACGACTATATATTTCTATGTGAAGTAACACCACTAAAGGAAGTAAAATGAATAGTAAAATAATGTTAGCTGGAATGATGGCTATGGCACAAACTGCAAATTTAGGAAATATGCTACCTGCTATTGATAGCAAAGGAACTACAAAAGATAAAAGTACAGTTCATAAAAATAAAATGAATAGTAAAAAGAAAAACAAAATTAAACAACAAAAAAAGTCAAGAAAACTAAATAGGAAATAAAATGAAAGTGATAACATACAATATAAGAGTAGATTTAATGCTTCACGCATTAGGTATAGATTACACAAGAAATGGAAAACAAGTAAAGCCAAATACTAGATATAGACCATATCCAACAATATGCAGAAATCACTATCAAACCTCAGATTGTAAACATTGGAATTTGATTGTTGAATTAGGACTAGCTAATTTTGTAAAAGGAAAAGAAAGTTGGCAAGATTTTTATTATGTTACAAGTGATGGTAAATCATACTTAAAAGATAAAGGTTATAAGTTTAAGGAATCGAAATGATATTTTACGATAAAAACTACAAAAGAATCTACGATAACACAAAAGTAATCTTAGATGGTAAAAACAACATAATACCAAATCTTAACGATATAGTAGAATGTAAAACATACTATGACTTTGACAATAACAAATTAGTATTAACAGATAAAGACTTCAATAATTATGACTTTGATTATGATGATAACTTATGTACTTTGTTTGGCGTTGAGGTTTTGGAAGATAAAGAAGAGTTTGAAGATGGAGGGTTGATATAATGGCTAACATAGGAGATAATTGCAGAAAGTGCAACTCAATACTAACAACTAAAACAGCAATAAAACAAAGAGTAAGATTAGATGGAACTATTGCATATCGTACAGAGTGTAAAGCGTGTATGAGAGCGTATAACCAAAGTAAAAGACCACACATCAAAAAGCCAATAATTACAAACTGTAGGGAGTGCGATTGTTTACTAACTGAAAGCAACACAGTATATAAGCCTTACAAGGTTAAAGATGGAACGCTAAAACAGTCAAGAACTACTAAGTGTAAGGATTGTACATCAAAAATAAATAATAATGTATATGGAAAACAAAGATTACACAAAAGCAGATTATGTCCTAAATGTAATATTGAAAAGAGACTGTATTCATTCGCAAGAGATAGTTCTGAAATGTGCAGAGCTTGTGAAAAAGGACTAGCACCAGTTATCCCATACAACAAAAGAAAAACAACAAAAACTAAAGTAAAAAAAGTTATTCCAATAGTTGAAGTTAAAGAAGATGCAGAGATTATAGAAACTAAAAAAGAAATTGAAGCAAGAAATGAGCAGCGAATCAAAGAGGAGCAAGACTACTTAGTGAATATTGAAAAGGTTGCTGATAGTTTTAGTTATGGTCGCAAAAAGAACGATAGAAGTATTGTATATGAGTTAAGCGATAAAGAGAGAAAAATGCAAGAGGATTTTTTAAAACAATAAAAAGGTAAAAAATGAATACAGTAAAAAAAGTTTTAAATAAAATAAACATAATTCACAATAAAAAATTAGGAATAATTAAAGTTTATGGTAATAGAGAATTTTCTAGATTATTAGGAGCTAAAGATGATTATATATCAATGTGCTTACATAGAGAAAAAATACCATATAAAACAATAATTGACTTTTGTATTAAAGAGGATTTAGACTTAAACTATGTATTTGAAGATAATTAAAAAAGGCTAGATGAGTGACTAGCCTTTAAATTTACAATAAAGGAAAGTAAATACACTTTAGAAGTGCAAGGTTATTATATAGTAATCTTTGTACAATGTCAATAATAAAGGAAAACAAATGAATGAAAACCAAAAAATAAGACTGCTACAATACTTAAAAAAGAACAAAAGTATAACACCACTTGAAGCGTGGACTGAACTAGGTATATATCGTTTATCTGATACAGTATTTAAGCTTAGAAATGATGGTAACGATATTAAAACAGAACAACAAACTAGCTATAATAAATTTGATGAGAAGGTTAAATTTGCTAAGTATGTTTATAAGGAATCTGTACCACTTGATAATTAATCTATCTTGTGGTATAATAACATCAACATACCAACTACACCTCTTTACAATGTGCAATCTAGTTGGTGCTTTTATATAGATAAAACAAATTAGGTTTTAATAAAGTCAAGTCAAATTACTCTGGCGGGTCGCTTGGCTTTATTAAGTTCTATTTGTTAAAGAATCCGCCAAATTCTTCATATAAAAATCGAATAAACTTAAATTAAAAACTTGGCAACCTTAAAGGGGTTAAAAATGGAAAAAGAGTTATTGTCTCATTTATATACAATGAGTAAAGATTATTGTACACTTTATCATCTCGTAAAAGTTTCAAGAATTATATGTGTTGTTAATTATGATACAAAAATAGATGGTTATCAAATAAGAGATGTTTGTCAATCACAAGTAATAAAAGATAGTGAAATAATAGATATTGGATGTCGTGGCTATTCTTATATATGGGCTACAAATAAAGATGATTTTATAGAGCAATGCAAAAGAAAAGATTTAGAATACTTTATACCTAACAAGGATATGAAAAATGTTAGTAAATGAGTTAAAAGACAATTTTACACAAATTCCAAATGAAGTAATTATTGACAAAAGATTATCTGATAAAGCATTAAGAGTATATTTATACATTGCGAGTAAACCTACTGGGTGGAATGTATTTAATGCTGATGTTATGAAGTCTTTAGATATAAAACAAAAAAGTACCATAGCTAACATTTGGAAGCAACTTGATGAACTTGGTTATATATCAAGAGTTAAAGTCACTCAAAATTCAGAGTTATCAAAAACACATAAAATAGGTAGTTATATATATACTATATATTCCCAAAGTATGGTTAAACCAAAAGATGGGAATAACCAAAGTATGGTTGAGTCCAAAGATGGGAATAACCAAACACATAATAATAAAGAACTTATAAGTAATAAAGAACTAAACAATAAAGATATAGTCGTAAGTGAACTTACAGACGCTACCTATGTAGCTAAATACCTATATGATAAATTACTAACTATACAACCAAACTTAAAAAGTAATTATAAGACTTGGATAAAAGATATAGACTTAGCTATTAGAGTAGATGGAAGAACAAAAGATAATCTAATAAGATGTATTGACTGGATATATTCAGATAGTAAGAATGGTAGCTTTTGGATTTCTAATATTAAAAGTGGTAAGAAGCTAAGACTTCAATACGATACTATGGAAATACAAGCTAAACAAAATAAAAGTAAAAACGCACCATTAATAAATGGGAACATATTTGATAAATTAGAAGGAATGTAAGATGAAAGACAATATAAGAAAAGAGTTTGTAAACTCAATAATAAATACTTTAAAAATAGAGAACAATGTTTTTAATAATGCATTAGTAGATGATTTAGTAAATCATATAGAAGTAAGTCAATACAGAACTTTTTATAATGATTTATTTGGAGAAGATAAAAGATATATGAATGGACTTGATAGAGTAAAAGAAGTAAGTATAAGATATTCAAATTTTATTAGACATAACGAGCTTGAAAACATAAAGAAATTTGTAGGTAAAGTACTTAGCCTTGAAGATATAATAAAAGAGAGAGGAATGCCTAAATCTTTAAAAGAAATAGTTTGGACTAATGATGAAAAATTTGATGATATAGATATTCAAATTATTTGTAATAATGGTGGTATTTTAAAAATGATAGAGCTTCTAAAAACAAACTACGGGAAAACAATAAAAAAAATAGAAGATGAAAGAGGTAATTTAAAAAACATAAAAGTTAAAGCTATTGAAATAGAGTACAAATAATATGCAACTAAGTCAAACATACATATACAAAATAGAATGTGCTATACTAAATACTTTTATATCGCACCCAGAATACATAGAAGCCAACTTAAAGCCTTTTAATATGGAATCTAAGTATTTCTCTACAGATTTCAATAAAATGATTTGTGAGCGAGTTATGAAAGAATTAGAGGGCAATAACTGCGTAAGTCTATTACAAATAAAACTAGATGCGTGGATAAGAGATATAAAGCCACAATATATAAAACAATGGCAAGAGATAACAATGCAAGGGGTATTGACTATGACTACTGCAAAAAAGTATTATGAAGAGTTGAAGTTACAAGAGATTGAGAGGCTAACAAATGGAAGATAGAAGAAAAGCAATACTAGAAAAATTACAAAACGATATATTAGAAAAACAAAAGTTAATAAGTGAACTAAACGAAAACCATACACAACTAGAAACTTTAAGAGCTGTAAGAGATAGGGTAAAGTCGAAAGGTACACCAATAAAATATATGACAGGTGTTACTGCTATTGATGATAATATGGGTGGATTTAGTAATGGTAGTTATATAAACATAGCTGGAGTTAATTTCAGCGGTAAGACATCTCTAGTTTTAAAAATAATCACAAACATAGCAAAACATAAAAGAACAGTATTTTTTAGTTTTGAAATGTACGAAAACTTATTAGTTACAAACAAACTAAAAGATACTACAATAGATGATAATTTGGTATTAGTTCAAGATAAAAACTTATTAGTAGATATTGAAGATATTATTAGAAATGAATTTAAAACAAATGGAGTTAGATTTTTTGCTATTGATTCAATGATGAAAATAAGAGTTATTGAAAAAATGCAAGATAATCAAAAAGCAAGTTTAATATCATCAACACTAGCAAAACTTAGTCAAGAATTAGGGGTTATTATACTTTTGATTAATCAAGTAGCCTTAACAGATATTAGAGAGAAGCGTTTAGAGTTTAAAGGTAGTGGAGATATTAGCTATGATAGTGATGTAAATTTTTTTATAACAGTAGACGAAAAAGATAATTCAAGAACTTTACATTGTAAAAAAGATAGGATCAATGAAAGAATATGGAAAGAAGATATAACAGATAGGCAATATCAAGTTAAAACAACGGTATATAAGAATACTAGCACAGGATGGAATAACGAGCCAGAGATTACTAACTATAACAATATTGATATGCCTGATATATTAAGTTAAAAGGAAATAAGTATGATAATAAAATGGAAAATAAAAAGATTTATATGTAAAATAAAAGGACACGATTATGGCGGTGAGTTTAGTTATAATTTACAAAATAGAAATGGAGAGTTTAAAAGATGTAAAAGATGTCTAAGAAGCATACCTTTCAAATCTAAAGTAATAAGTTTTTGATACAAAAAGTAACACAAAAACAAAAAAGTAAAACTATTTAACAAAATACATAGCTAAATAGTAAAATATTTGTTATAGTTGTATTACATAAATAAAGGAAAAATAAATGGATAGTAAAATAAAAATAGATACAAAGGCATTAGTAGCAAATATAAGTAATTTGCAATTAGATGAAAAGATAGAATGTTTAAATTTCATTAGAGAAGAATTGCATAATATATCTCCTTTTAAAAATGAGCCAGTAGATTTTGTAAAATGGGTTAAAAATAATACAGTTGGAGCAAATGAATATAATCCAAATAGTGTTGCACCACCTGAAATGGAGCTACTTAGACACTCAATTGCAAGTGATGGTTATACTCAACCTATTGTAACTTGGCAACATTCAGAATTAGTTGAAAATGAAGTTATTGACGGATTTCATAGGCATAGAGTAGGAAAAGAATGCAAAGAGATACAAGAGCGTATTCATGGATACTTACCAATAGTTGCAGTAAGTGAAGATAGAGAAGGCAAGAATGATAGAGTAGCTTCCACCATAAGACATAATAGGGCTAGAGGAAAACATAAAGTTGAAGCAATGGCAGAAATTGTTTTGGATTTAAAGAAAAGAAATTGGAGTGATAAAAAAATAGCCAAAGAGTTAGGAATGGATCAAGATGAAGTTTTAAGACTAAGTCAAATAACAGGGCTTTTAGAAGCTTTTAAAGATAGTGAATTTAGTGAAGCGTGGGAAGCAGAAAGCTATGAAGATTAAGCAAATATTTCATCATTTTAGTAAGTGGGAGGATTATAAGTCAGGTTTTTATAATCGTTCTTGTTTTAACGATAAAGAGCATATAGAAAAAAGTGTTAAACTATTAAGCAATCAAGACGAATTTTATAAGTATGCAAAAAAAGTTATAGAAAATTGGATTTATAGTTGTGAACAAAACTTAACAGACCCATCTTTAAATAAAATAGCATACATAGGTCAAAGTGCTTGTTGTTTAGCAAATGGAACACCTGCATTTGTCACTAGGAACGCGTGGTGGTATATTGATGATAAAGACAAAGAATTAGCAAATAAAACAGCTAAAATAGTATTGAACGAATGGAGACAAAAACATATTATGAAAGGCTCATTATGGGAAAAAATAGATTAGGAATTAATGTACTAGAAGCTTCAAAAGAGAGAATAGATTGGACTTTTGATAATTTTGAAAAGATATACTTAAGCTTTAGTGCTGGAAAAGATAGTACGGTAATGTTGCACTTAGTTGCGCAAGAAGCTAGAAAGAGAAATAAAAAAATAGGACTTTTACTTGTTGATTTAGAGGGGCAATATAGATTAACAATAGAACACGCTGAAAAGATGATTGAAGAGTATGAAGATGTTTTAGATGTTCACTGGGTATGTTTACCGTTAAGCTTAAGAAATGCAGTATCAGTATATGAGCCTCAATGGATATGTTGGGATGAAGACAAAAAAGAAGATTGGATTAGAGAGCCATATAAAAATGCTATAACTGATTTATATTATTTCCCATTTTTTAAAAAAGGTATGGAGTTTGAAGATTTTGTTCCTTTATTTGGAGAGTGGTATTCAGATGGAAAAAGTACAGCGTGTTTAGTTGGTATTAGGTCAGATGAAAGCTTAAATAGATACAGAACAATAGCAAGTACAACTAAAGTAACTAAAGACAATAAGCAATATACAACTAAAGTAACTAATAATGTTTTTAATGTTTATCCTATATACGACTGGAAAACAGAAGATATTTGGACTTATCACGCTAAAAACAAAGATAAAAGATATAATGAACTTTATGAACTTATGAATAAAGCAGGGCTTAGCATATCATTGCAAAGAATATGCCAACCTTATGGAGACGACCAAAGAAGAGGATTGTGGCTATTTCACTTAATTGAGCCTAATACTTGGGCTAAAGTAGTATCAAGAGTAAGCGGTGCAAATAGCGGGGCTTTATATGTTCAGGAAAGTGGAAATATAAATGGGTATAATAAAATATCAAAACCAGATGGACATACTTGGAAAAGCTTTGCTAAAGTATTTTTAGAATCATTACCACCTCAAACAAAAGAGCATTATGAAGTTAAAATAGGTACATTTTGTAATTGGTGGGAAAGTAGAGGTTATCCAGATGGAATACCAGATGAAGCAGACTTAAGTTTAGAAATGGATAAAAAAGTGCCATCTTGGCGTAGAATATGCAAGAGCTTATTAAGAAATGATTATTGGATGAAAGGGTTAAGTTTTACTCAACACAAAACTGACGCTTATAAAAAATATTTAGCTATGAAAAAAGAAAAAGAAATAGGAAAAGGGCTTTTTGATTAATGTCAAAAGGCAACAACATCTTACAAAAAATACTAGAAAACCAAAAAGGTAAGATATTTAAAAATAGCGAATGTGAAATATGCAACTGCTATTTATGTGAAGTAAAATTAAAAGAACACCCAACAACTAAAGAGATGATTATCGTTTGTTTTGATTGTTGGAGTGAAATTGTAAAGGGGAAGTGATGAATAGAATGGATTTACATAACAGTTATTTAGAAAAGATAATATCAAGTAGAAATAAAAAAATAGATAATCTTATTATTGAAGCACTATCTTTTGTATATGGTAAAGACTTTAATATTGAACAACTAAAAGGAAGAGGTCAAGTAAACTATTATTCATATGGAAGTTTTCATTTTGTGATGGATGGAAGAATACTTTTAGAATTTCACAAATTAGAACATAGTGAAATATTTTTCAGAAATTACAAAAAAATAGAAAATGAATTTAATAAATGTTTAGATGATAATGATATTATAAAAAGCGAGACACTTTAAATGTACACTAAAGAAATGCAAACTAAGAAAAACAAAGAGCCAAAATTTAACTATAAAGCTTATGCAAATTGGATTCACTCAAACAATAAGCAATGTGTAGTATGTGGTGGATATGATATTGAGATCCATCATATTACGGATGTCAAAAGAATAAAAGGCAAAAGAAGAGATGATAAGCGTGTAGTACCACTATGTAAAAATCATCATAAAGATAGTAAGTTTGGTATTCATATTATGAGTAAAGATGAATTTTATGAAAATGTAATGGACTTAGATACACTTTTGTTTCATAGTAAAGAATTATTAAATGAGTATTTAGAATGTATAAAATACTAAACACAAATTATACAAATATACCAAAAGAAGATGAAGAGCAAAAAGCACTTGTAAACTATCTTAGAAAAAATGGATACTTTGTATTTGCTACAAACAATGAAAATAACACATACCAACAAAATAGAAAGTATGCAATGATAGCTGAGGTAAAAGCTAAAGCAAATGGAAAAGTAAAGGGCGTATCTGATTTGTGTGTATTTACTGATGATAGAATTGTTTTTATTGAACTTAAAAGACAAAGACCGATATTAAAAAGTGAGAAACTTGGAACTCCTAAAAACAAACCAACTAAAGAGCAATTAGACTTTATTGATGAGATAAGCTTATATAATTATGCTACTGGATTTGTGGCTTATGGTTGTGATGAAGCTATAGAGAAGTTTAATAAAATAGTTAGATTAAATACAAATATGCAAAATACTTAACAATTTAGTTTTAATTTAAGTTAGTTTTAATAATATTAATGTAATAATACATTATTAAAACAATAAAGGGGTTAAGATGTTAATTTTTCAGGGATTTGTAACAATAGAAGATAAAAAAGAACAAGGACATGATTTTGAAGATTTTACCATAAGAGCTGTTAGCGAAAGGGAAGCTAAAAAAAAAGTTAGAGTAAAAATAAATAAGAAAAAGAATATAAAAGCTTTATCTATAGAACTTCAGTCAGTAAGCTTTGCATAAATACAATACTAAAGAGGAAAAATAAAATGCTACCAACAGAAATAGAGTTCAGAAACTTTTATAAAAAAGACGCAAGATTTGTAAAAAAGTTAAAAGATAGTTTAAAGTTAGAAGATATTAGGTTGTATGATGCTATGACTAAATACTTCTTAGAGTTTAAAGTTCAAGAGAGAGAAGCAGAAGTTAAAAAAAGAGCTTTAGCAGATTTAAATAATAGGTTAGGAGAATAAGATGACAGAAGAAAAGTATCTAAAAGCAAGTGAAATACATGAAAAGTTATTACACGCTAGACAAGAGTTGCAAGATATAGAAGATGTATTGTCATATAACAGCAAACATACAATAGTTTTAGATAGCAATATTGGTTGTGCTATTGAAGATAATAGAACAAGAATAAATTTTAAAGATGAGTTTGATTTAATAATAGCATTAGTTAAAGATATAAGAAAAAATAAGGTTGAACAGTTAGAAAATAAATTGGATGAAATTTAAGATGAATATAAAAGCGGAATCATTATTCATACTAACAAGTGGATTTGCTAAGTCTTGCGTACAAGTTGCAGAAGATAAGACACTTCCAATAAGTGTAATGGCTAATAACATACATAGATACTTTGAAAAAAGAAAGTTTCATTGCAACAAAAAAGATAGTGAAAAGATAGGTAAGTACATAACAGGAACTATTGAGCCAAGATTAAAAAAACTTGAAGATTTACACGATGGAAAAACATCACCACAAATACTTCTAGTTTTAGCAGTGGATCAATTAGTTAATGAGTACAAGCATATCACATCTAGAGTTAATTTCAGTCACTTTAATATTAGTAAAATGATAGATGAAATATATAGCGTAGATAGATACAAAGAGTTTATAAAAAGCCATAGTGATTTTATAAGTAACATATAGTAACACTTATAAAAGAAAGTTTAAAATTATAGCAATATTACTTTTAGATATTTAAGTTTTATGTTATAGTTTTTATATAAAGAATAAAGGAAGTAAAATGGAAGAAATATATAAATTAAAATTAAATGAAAGTATTGAATACATTGAACATGATATAAATACTAGAATTTTAAGAGTTGCTGGAGGATGGGTGTACACAGTATTTAATAGGGGTAATGATATGGGTAGTTCTTGTTTTGTTCCATTTGATAACGAGTTTTTAAAATGATACAACTACACATATCAAACAAACAAACACCTCAAATAATAAAGAGAATAGATATAAGCGAGTACACTATTAAACAAGTGGAACAAACAGTATCTTTATATGGTAGATACTGCGATATAATAATAAAGGCTATGAGATGACACATATATATGATTGGTTAGAAATGCCAAGTAAAAATGAAAGTGAAAAAAAAGTAAAAGAATATTTAGACTTTAGAACTAGAAGTGCAATGTATCAAATAGAAAATAAACAACCTAGCTTTGATGTATTTTGTGAATATAAAAATAAAAAGTATAAAATAACTGGTGCTAGTAGAATGGGAGATGTTTGGTTAGCAAAAGACTTAAACAGAGATAGTGGATATGATGAAAGAGTTGATATAGAAGATTGTTATAACTTTTCATATATAAATAAAGGAGATACACAATGAAAAATAAAATAATAGAAGACTTAGAAACAATAAGACAACTAACACTTAAGGAACACGATATGATAAACAACGAAAGGATATTAAAAGCTATTGAATATATCAAGCAAACAAATGAATCAAACCACGACGAAGATAAACTAATCGAACTAATAGAATATTGCTTCAAAGTAAACAAAGCACAAAAGAAGCTATTAGAAAGTCAAGAGATAGAGATAGAATCTTTAAAGCTAAAGTTAGCACGAAAGCCAAAAGAAACAGTTAAAGAGGTATTAGTGCAAGATGATAAGTATAAGCAAAGAGTTACTAAAGCTTTTGCACAATTAGAGGAAAGTTATATAAGTAAAGATGAAGAGATTAGTAGACTTAAAAGACTTAATGAAATGTATAAGAATACTAATACAACTTTAATAAATGAAAACAGAGAATTAAGAAAACAACTTATGGAAAAAGGAGTTTAAAATGAACTACGAAAAAGAAGTTAAAAGACTAAACGATATAATAGCAGCATATACCAAAGAGCTAGAAAAAAGTGCAAATAGTACAATAAACTTTAGCGAACGAGTAGCACATCAAAAAGATTTAGATTTGTTGCAGTCTCTTTTGGTTGGTGGTAAGTGATGGATAGTAAGATAGTCGCTATATTGTTTATATACTTAAGTAATATAGCTATGTTTTCATACTTGATTTATAGTGATAGAATATAAATTATGGTATAATAAGTTAATTAAAAAGGGAAGTTATGCAAGATAAATACAACAAAGCAGACGAGTATTTTCACAATGGATATACAAAGTTAATAAAAAATGATACTGTATATTATATGTCAAATAGTAGAGAGACTATTTTAATTGATGTAGATATTTATGAGTATTTGAGTAATTAGGAGTAAGTTATGAGAGAAATATATTTAGAATTATTAAATAAACATAAAGATAATGATACACTTGATGTAAAAGTAGCAAAAGAATTAGTAAATAAAATATATGATGACTTTGAAAGTAGAACTTGTGTAAACTGTAAACATAGTAGAACAACAGATAACTACACAAATGTATGGTGCGAATCAGGTGGAACACTAGATGATGTAAATACTAGCAGAGAATTTAGATGTTCTGATTGGGTATCTAAAAATGACTAAAGAATACAAAAGAGACTTATACTACGCACTAACAAAAAGAAAGCAACCAAGTAGAGTAGTATTTGAGTGTAAGTGCGTTGCTGGTGTAGCTAAGGTTAAGGTGTGATTATGATAAGTGAAGAAGAATTAAAAGGTTATATTTATGAGATGGCAAAATTATTTAATTGTAACACTAAGCTTATATCATTATTGACTGATGAAAGTATAAGAAAAGTAGAATTAGATGATTATAATGGTATGATAGCAACTACATATAATGACGATAAAATAGAAATATCAATACCTTATATAATGTTTTTAATAAATAAAATTTTGTTTAAAACATATACAAGAAATGAAATAGATATTTTAATAGATAAGAAGATAAAAGAACTTGAAAATAATGGTCACAAAACAAAAGGGCATGCTCCTATTTTTTTAGTTGCTATTGATATATTTAACAAGGAATTTTTATGAATGATATAGTAGGAAGATAAATGGAAACAAGTATAATCATATCTATACTAGCAATAATAATATCAATAGCAAATATAGTGTATGTACATAAGAATTTTAAGGATAAGTAAATGCAAAACAAACTAACTCCAAAACAAGAACTATTCGCACAAACATATATTAAGACAGGTAACGCAAGTGAAGCGTATAGAACTGCTTATAATACAAGCAAAATGAAAAAAGAAAGCATAAATGTAAATGCTTCTAAATTATTAATAGATACTAAGGTTACACTAAGGTTGGAAGAATTAAGAAAAGATTTAGCTGATAGCCATAATATAACAAAAGATAGATTATTAAAAGAACTTGCAAATATTGCATTTGTAAAGGAAAGCGAATTTTATCATAATGATGGAAGTGTAAAAATGTTATCTGAATTAACAGAAGAACAAAAAAGTGCATTATCTCAATACGGCTTTAAAAAAATACCTATTGGAGATGGACAGTATGAAGATGTGCCTGTATTTAAAGCACAAGATAAATTAAAGGCTATTGAAACAATATCAAAGATGTTAGGATATAATGAGCCTGATAAAGTGGAGCATAGCGGTAGTATTTTAACAATAGATGATTTTTACGAATAATGAAGCTCAACCCAAATCTTAAAACATTTTGGACTACAAAGAAACAGATTAAGGTATTGTATGGTGGGCGTATGTCAAGTAAGACTATGGACACAGCTGGAATAATACTTTACTTAGCTAGTAAATATAAAATAAGGGTAGCGTGTCTTAGAAGATTCCAAAACAAATTAAGCGAGTCTGTATTCAGTACACTCAAGAGAATAGCTACAACAGATGAAAGATTAAAAAATTTTTACATAACTACAGAGAACACAATAAAATCAACAATTGGAAGTGAATTTGTTTTTATGGGTATTCAAAGAAACCTTGAAGAGATAAAAGGACTTGACAATATAGATATAACTTGGATTGAAGAAGCCGAGAAATTAACTAAAGAACAATGGAACTTGATCCGTCCAACAATACTAAGAGAAGATAACTCAACTTGTATATTAGTATTTAATCCTGATTTTGATACTGATTTTGTATATAATGAATTTGTAATGAAAGAGCATACTAATGTTTTAGTAAGACAAATAAATTATAATGAAAATCCTTTTTTAAGTGATAGTGCTATTCAATTAATAGATAATGATAAAATTAATTTAGATGATGATGATTTTGATAATATTTATAATGGTATTCCAAAAGCTGAAAATGAGGAAGCGTTTATAAAAAGAAAATGGATTGAAGCCTCAATTAATGCTAATGAAGTTTTAGGCATAGAGAATAGAGGTGTTGATGTAGTTGGTTACGATATTGCAGATAGTGGAAATGATACTTGTGCAATAGTTCATATTAAAGGTAATGAAGCTAAACACATTGAAGAGTGGAAAGCAAAAGAGGACGAGTTAGAAGACAGTGCAAAAAGAACTTTTGATTATGCTTTACCTTTAAATACTATTATTAATTATGATTGTATCGGAGTTGGTGCTAGTGCTGGTAGTACATTTAAACGGTTAAATAAAGAATATGAAACAGAGATAGAATATTGCAAGTTTGATGCTGGGGATACTGTACAAAATCCAGATGATGAGTATCAACCTCAAAGAAAAAATAAAGACCACTTTGAAAACTTAAAAGCTCAAATGTGGCAAGATGTAGCCGATAGATTATTGCATACTTACAATGCCGTTATTAAAGGTAAGCCCTTTGATGAAGATAAGATAATTAGTATATCAAGTGAGTGCGATAATATAGACAAATTAAAAAGGGAATTGTCAAGCCCTAAAAAAGATAAAAGTAAAAGAGGATTAGTTAAGGTTGAAAGTAAAGAAGATTTAAAAAAGAGAGGAATACCATCTCCAAATATTGCAGACGCTTTTATAATGGGGTATTACAAGGGGGAAACATCAACATCATTCCTAGATGTCGATATGTCCGAATTACTTAACTAATTCTTTTATCTTTATCAACTAAGTAAAATTGTAAAGAGGTTGCAGTCTTACCACTTCCAGATTCATAATAAGAATTTAATCTTATATCTGTTTCTGATGGTATGTACTCATAGTTAGCCTCATACTCATTAGAATCGTTTTGAGTAAAGTCCGCTAATGAAGTCCAATCTCCGCCTCTTGGTCTAGCTTCCAACTCAAACACTCCCACCTTATTAGATATTGATGAGATAAAAACTCTTTCAAGCATAGCCCCTTTATTAGTAGGAGTTGTGAATATTCCCATCTTAGTAGTGTTTTTGCTTTTACCATTAGTTTTAAGCATAATTGCAGCAGCTATATTATTGCTATCAGTTGGAACTATAATACCAGTTGAAACATAAATATTTCCAACAAGTGCAGTATGTGGAGCAACTACTCTCAAACGATACACTCTCAACCAACTACCAACATTAACGGCAGTCGTACCATTTAATGCGAACTGCTCATTTGTTTCTATCCAATCGCCTTCAACTTCTTTAATACCACTTATCAAAATAGTTTGCGTTGTATCTGATACACTAGAACTTATCAGATAAAGTTGAGTATTAACATCATACCAACCATTGTAAGTATTTGTATCATTGGTGTAAAAATCTAATACTTCTCTATTTGTTGTGGTAGTATTGTCATTACTTCCAAATTTCCTAAAATAGCTTATTCCTATCATTTGATTAAGTGCAACTAAAACCTTAAAGTTATCAAGATACTTACCTAAATAACTTCTTACTGCTTTAAAATATTCAATCATTGTTTATCCTTTTTTCCTTAATTATATCTAAAATATGGTATAATTCAAACAAAAAGGCTTTTTAATATGTGGAATCCATTTAAAAAAGAAACTATAACTCAACCTATAAAAGAAGATCAAGAGCAACAGTCAAACAGCTTTTTATCTTTAGATAATGATAAAGACAAAAGAAGCTATGAATCAATATATAAACAATCAGTGTCAAGAGAATTGCCAAAAGTTAAAGCTACTAATGGGACTATGGATTCAACAGATACAACTATAAAGCCTTACGGCGGATTATCAATAGTCAATAACAAACAATTTGACTATTTTGCGAAACAAGGATTTATCGGTTTCCAAACTTGTGCAATTATAGGGCAACATTGGTTAATTAATAAAGGGGTAACAATACCACCAAAAGACGCTATTAGAAAAGGTTACGAATTAACTTTTAACGATGGTACTGATGTATCAATAGAAGATAAAAAGAAATTGAGAACACTTGACTCTAAATACAAACTAGATAGAAACTTAGTGGAGCTAGTTAAATTTGGTCGTATCTTTGGAATTAGAATTGCTATTTTTAAAGTAGAGAGTAGCGACGCTGATTATTACTCAAATCCTTTTAATTTAGATTCAGTTAAAAAGGGAAGCTATAAGGGTATATCACAAGTAGACCCTTATTGGTGTACTCCACAACTTACAACAGATAATGTAAACGACCCCTCTGATATGGATTTTTACGAGCCTACTTATTGGATAATCAACGGTAAGGAGTACCACAAATCACATTTAATAATTATGCGGACTGATGAAGTAGCGGATATATTAAAGCCCTCTTATTTTTACGGTGGTATAAGTTACCCTCAGAAAGTAATGAATCGTGTATATAGTGCTGAAAAAACAGCAGACGAAGCACCACTACTCGCTCAAACAAAAAGAACAAATATATTTAAAACAAATCTAAATGCACTTAAAACAAATATTAAAGCATTAAAAGATAGTTTATTAAATCAAACTTTAATGCAAGACAATTACGGTGTAAGAGTTATTGGTAAAGATGATGAAGTGACTAGCCTTGATACATCACTTGCAGACTTAGATAATGTTATTATGACACAGTATCAAGTAGTAGCAGGTATCTTAAATGTTCCAGTTACTAAACTAATGGGAACAACGCTTAAAGGATTCTCAACAGGAGAGGGGGAAAATGATAGTTATATTGAAGAATTAGAAAACATACAAACTTATGATATGAATCCACTATTAATAAGACACTACCAACTACTTATCAAATCAGAGTTAGAAAAAGATTATCAATTTGAAATCACTTGGAACAGTTTAAAAGTATTAAGTGAAACTGAAAAGGCAACAGTAAGAGAAACAAACAGTAGAACAGATATGAACTATATCAATAGTAGAGTATTAGCACCTGAAACAGTTTTAGAGAAGTTAGCAGAGGATAAAGACAGTCGATACAATGGTATTGAGATAGAATGGGAAGAAGATGAAATGATAGACGAGCCTATACAAAAAAATACTAGATATTGATTAAGGTTGAATAATTGAAAAAAATTAAACTAACCAAATCTAAAGCTAAATGGTACGCTGAAAGACCAAACCAAAATATAATCAAAGGCACTCCATTAGGTTACAATGTTGATATTCAAAGAAAAATGAAAGTAAGACTTGAAAGCTTAGTGGAGCAATTAACAAAAGAAACTCAAAAAGAGTTAGAAAAGCTATTTAAACAAGATAACCTAAATATGACTTTTGACGCTGATATATCTTCAAGTGCTAGAATACTACTAAATGCTTTAAATAAAAAGTTTACTAAGTTATTTAGTGATAAAGGTTTGTTCTATTCGGAGTCAATGGTAAAATCAACAGATAAAACAGTATCATCAAATCTTCATCAATCGTTCAAAGAGTTAAGCGGTGGATTAACAATAAAGACAAGTGACATAAGCGGTAAGACTAAATCGTTAATGAAAGCCAGTATAAGCGAAAGTACATCATTAATTAAGTCAATACAAGCTAAGTATCTTGATGATGTAGCTGGACAAGTTTATAGAAGTATTACAAGTGGCGAGGGGTTGAAAAGCTTAGTTCCTTATTTGGAAAAGCAAAAAGGTGTTACTAAGAGACGGGCAAAGACAATCGCCTTAGATCAGTCAAGAAAGACTATGACCACAGTATCGCGTAGCAAAATGCAAGAAGCTGGTATAAAGAAATTTATGTGGCATCATAGTTCGGCTGGAGCTTTTCCTAGAGAAATACATCAAGATAGAGATGGGAAAATATATTCTTTTGATGATTTGCCATTATATAATGGAGTTCCTGATTTTCCTAGTTGGCAAGTAAACTGTAGGTGTACATTTTCCCCAGTGATAGAGTTTAATGAGGAAAATTAGTAGGGTGTTCTAAATTATTGCTTAATACATATTCGTCATAAGCATAAGCACACTCCAGTCTACACTTACTAGACTTTAATGTTTTTCTTTTTTTATTGACTTGTATACTAGCTCTCCATCTGTTCCTGTCGTTAGACCACACAACACCACGATAACCGCTTGTATTTGTTTTCATCAAAACTCTTTTATTTTGATTTTGAGTTAGAATATCAACCCATCTGCAATTAGATGGTTTATAATCTCCGTTTACATCTATTCTATCTATCGTTAAATTTTCTTTATACCCATTTTCTATAGCCCAATTATAAAAAGATAAAAAATCGTTTTTCCATTCATCAAAAATGGAAACATTTTCATATCCCATCTTGCTATTTGCTCTTGATTTTATACCCCCATAAATATTATGTATTCTAGTATTATTAAATCCGTGTACGGTAGCTCTTTTACTTCTTGAACATATATCACACAATTCTTGATTATGTCTTCTTGCGTCAAAAGCTCTACTTTTAAAATTCTTTTTACATTTAGAGCATTCAAATATTGCGAATCTTACTTTTTCTTTACTGTTACTATTAGGATATATTGTTCCTAAATCTTTAATTATTTTCATTTTGTATTGTGATTGTATTAGTGGAGTTATTTTCATTTATTAATCCTTGTTGTTGTTTTCTTGTCGTAAATGAACGAGGGGAGCAACCCCCTCACAACAAGACCACCATTATACCACAATTAAATAAATTAGTCAAAAAACACAAAACTAAAACAAAAATTACACAAATTAACTTTTTTATGCTATAATACAAATGAGGATTAAAACACTCAACCCTAAAAAGGACGGAATTACCACTTATGAAAAACAATTCTAATCATAATAACAATTCTAAATCATACTCAATGGATAAACAATCCGCCAAAATGTATGATAATAATGGCTATTTCTTAGTCAAAGATAATCCAATTTCTAAAAGCGGTGTATTTGAATACTTAGGTAAAAATATTCCAGACGCTCCAAACCCTGAACAAATGTACAAAGTTTACAGACCTGAATCTGAATTAAACAATCCTGAAACAATTAACTCATTTAAACTTATTCCTATTATTGACGACCACGAAATGCTTGGGAGAGATGCAACGCCCGTTGAAACAAAAGGTATGCACGGGGTAACAGGAGAGGACATTTATTTTAAAGATGGTGTATTGTATGCAAACCTTAAAGTACACAGTGAAGCTTTAAAAAATAAAATCGAAAACGGTAAAAAAGAATTGTCGTGTGGATTTTATAACGAATGGACTCCGAAGCGTGGTGTGACTAGTACAGGCGAATCTTATGACTATATCCAAACAGATATTAGAGCTAATCATTTGGCTCTAGTAGATGCTGGTCGTATGGGAAAAGATGTGGCGGTGCTAGACTCAAAAGATATATCAAACAAAGGAATTATAATGGATGAAGAATTAAAAAAATATCTTGATGACATTGTTGCAAGATTAGCTAATTTAGAAGCTATGGAAAAAAAAGAAGAGGAAACTAAAGTTGAAGTTTCAGAAGATGAAGAGGTAACAGTATCAGAAGATATGGAAGCTAAATCAGAAGATGAATGTTCAGAAGATGAAGAGGCTAAATCTGAAGATGAAGAAACAAAAAAAGATGAAAAATCTATGGATAAAAAAGACACAGTAAAAGCTCCTGTATTTGATGCAGAAGATTTTAAAAAACAAATTAGACAAGAGTTTTCACAAAAACAAAAACTACACGATCAATTAAAATCACACATTGGAAGTTTTGACCATTTAGAGATGTCATTAAGTGATGTTGCTATGTATGGTGCAAAAAAACTTGGAATGTCTTGTGATGGTAAAGATGCTTTAGCAACTGTTAATGGTTATTTAGCTGCTGCAAAAGTTGATAAAGGTGTTGTATCTAATTCAATGGATACAATGGATAACGCTGACAATTCAGTTAGCAAATATTTAAGAGGAGAATAATTATGGCTATTCAAACAACAGTTAATAAAGAATTAGCTTTCGGTATAATTGGAGAAGTTCAAGATACAACTCCATCGGTAATTGATACTTATATATGTGATAGTGTATCTAACACGGTAGGTTATGCCTTTACTTCAACAGAAGAGGGTAAAGCAATAGTTGGTGGAGCTGGTGTATTTGTTGGTATCTTAGTAAATCCAAAAGCTTATGTAAATTACAATGCTGATTTATCTGCAAATGTACTTGTAAAAACTGGTGCTATTGGGGAATTTATGACAAAAGGTAGAGCGTTACTTGATGTTGGTGGTGCTGGAAGTGTTGGCGATGGAATTTATTTCGTTGATGCAACAGGTGCTTTAGGTGTAGGAACTGCAACAACAGGACAAACACAAATCGTAGGTGCTGAAATAGTTAAATATGACGCAGGTGCTAATGGTCTTGCATTAGTTCAAATTTGGTAAAAGGATAAATAATGAATGTATCTAAAATACAATCGCATATCGCGGCAAGAGCTTTAAAACCGTTTAGCTCATTTGATTCTAAAGATGTGGATTCTTTAGCTAAAGTTGGAATTGATGTAAATGCAATAGCACAATCATATTCTACAGATGCACTAGACCCTACTTATACAGCAGGTAGTGCAAACACTCCAGTTCAGTTTTTACAAAACTGGCTTCCAGGATTCGTTAAAAATCTTACAACAGCTAGAAAAATTGATGAACTTTTAGGAATCACTACTATTGGTGGTTGGGAAGATGAAGAAATCGTACAAAGAACAATGGAGCTTACAGGTAGTCCAGTTCCTTATGGAGATACTTCTGAAATTCCTTTTAGTTCATATAACTTTGGATTTGAAAAAAGAACAATCGTAAGATTTGAAGAGGGTATGACTGTAACTGTACTTGATGAAGCAAGAATTGCTAAAATGGGTGGAAATGATTCAGAATTTAAAAGAGAAGCTGCAATGTTATCTTTAGAGATTCTTAGAAATAAAGTTGGATTCAATGGTTATAATGCAGGAGAAAACAAAACTTACGGTATGTTAAATGACCCTAACTTAATCGCTTACACAAACTTACCTGATGGTGCTGATGGGGATTCTATTTGGTCAAGCAAGACTTTCTTAGAAATTACAGCAGATATTAGAGGTGCAATGCAAGACCTTAGAACTCAATCGGGTGGAAACATTGACCCTACAAGTACACAAATTACTTTAGCAGTTGCTACAAGTTCAGTAGATTATTTATCAACTACAAGTGACTTTGGTGTATCTGTTTATGATTGGTTAGCTAAATCTTACCCTGCTACTAGAATAGTATCTGTTCCAGATTTTGACGCTGCTAATGGTGGAGACAATGTATTCTATCTATATAGTGAAGCTCCTGATGTTGATAACTCTACAGATGGTAACCAATCTATTATGCAACTTGTTCCTAACAAATTTAAAACTGTTGGAGTTGAACAAAGAGCAAAAGGAAGAGTAGAAGATTACTCAAACGCTTTAGCTGGTGTCTTAGTTAAAAGACCATACTTAATAGTAAGAAGAAGTGGTTGTTAATTCAACCCCCTCTTCCAATAAAAACATAAAAGGAAAACAATGGCAAATTTATATATTTATTCTACAATGAGTTCGGACAACTGTTATGCAATGCACGAAAAACTACCAAATGGATTACACAAAAAAAGTGAAAAGATGGTTATTACTGGTAAAGCAAATGTAACTAATCCTAAAACTTTAATGACTCCACTTGGTATGATGACTGTAGTTGATGAAGCAGAGTTTAAAAAGTTTGAAGATAACTCAATGTTAAAAAGACATATTGAAAGAGGTTTTATCAAAGTAACAAAAGCAAAAGGCGAAGCTGATGCAGTTGCTAAAGATATGACTGGTAAAGATAAGTCGGCTCAATTAACAGAAGAAGATACAAAAAAAGTTACTAAAAAAGGTAAATAATGGCAACTGTTACTTTAGATATTGCAAGTTTTAGAAGTAGGTTTACAGAGTTTAGTGATGAAACACTATACCCTGATGCAACAATAACTACTACTTGGGACACAGCAATTATCTATGTATCAGATGTTACTAATGACTGTTTTAGTGATGATAAGTTAGAGTTAGCTTTACAACAAATGACAGCTCATCTTTTAAAAATTCAATCTATTGTTTCAAGTGGTGGAATGAGTGGAACTGTTACAAGTTCATCTATTGACAAAGTATCAGTAACACTTGCATCACCTAAGAACAATGATGAGTTTGAATTTTGGCTTAATCAAACTCCATACGGGCAGCAACTATTAGCATTATTAAATACTATTTGTAGTGGTGGCTTTTATATCGGTGGAGATTATCCACGAATGGCTTATCTATGAAAATTACTAACAAACCGAACACAGCTTTAATTGAGACATTAAAAACTCTTAATAAAAAAAAGCTTAATGTTGGTTGGTTTGAAAGTTCTAAATATGAAGATGGTATGCCTGTTGCACAAGTTGCTATTATGAATGAGTTTGGAAGTGTTGCTAAAAACAAACCGCCTAGACCATTTATGAGAAATGCAATAAGTGACAATGAAAACAGATGGAGCAAAACAGCTAATCAAGTATCTAAGAATATCTTAAAAGGTCAAAGCATAGAAACTGGATTAAATCTTTTAGGTGTAGTTGTTGAAAGTGATGTTAAAAAATCTATTGTAGATATTACAAGTCCAGCTTTAGCACAATCTACTATCAACGCAAGAAAGTCAAGAGTTGCAAAAGGTCGTAAGATTCAAGCTACTATTGAGAAGCCTTTAATTGATACTGGTTATATGTTAGCAACTGTTACAAGTGAGGTTAAATAATGAGTCTTTTAAACTTAGCTTTATCAATCCAAAAAAAGCAAACAGTATCTTACTATAAATTTGCAGGTCAAACTGAAAACGATATAGGGGAAGATGTACCTAGCTATGAAGAAGCTATTAATTTAGTGGGTAGTTTTCAACCTATTAGTCAAGATTTATACGCACAGAATGGATTTGATTTAAAAAAGAAATACTTTGTTTTTTATACTTCAAATAATGTTTTTGGTGTTGATCGTGATACAAGTGGGGATAAAATTATTTACAATAACGATACTTTTCAAGCTTTACACAAAGATAACTGGTTTGCTTATGATGGATTTGTAGGAGTTACAATTGTTAAGCAATGATATTATAAGAGTAATCAAACCTAAGATAGAAGAGCTATTGTTATCCTTTTATGGGGTTGAAGCTAATTTTAAAAAAGGTTTTCAATCTGTCAAGGTTGGTGCTAATAGTGACAAAGTTGTTTATTATCATCAATTACAAAGTAAAAATGTAGGACTTGTGAAAAGAGACTCATTTTATGATTCAGATACTCAAACTACTATATACAATGAAATACAAGTCTTAGAAACTACATTTCAAATAAATAGTTTAGTACCTAAAAGCTCAAATATAACAGCTAGTGACTTAGTTACTTATGTTAGAGCTATATTTACACATTTAGACTTTATAGACTATCTAAGTGCAAATAATTTAAGTGTTTACAAGCCCTCTACTATTCGGAGTGGTTGGTTTGAAACAGATAACGGCGGTTATGAAGATAATCCTAGTTTTGATGTAGTTTTTCAACACGAATTAATTACAAACGCTACTAGCAAATCAATTAACCAATATGATATTAATTTAGAAAGGATTTAATAATGGCAATAGATTTTAGAAAATATGTATTGATAACTTCTGGTGTTGGTGGTGGTAATGCAGTACCAAAAAGAGAGCTTATCGGTAGATTATATACAGCTAATCCATTAGTACCAACTGGTGCAATTTTAGAGTTTAGTTTACCTACTCAATTAGCAGATATAGGGATTTATTTCGGTACAACTTCAGAGGAATACTTAAGAGCTGTTTTTTACTCAAGTTTTATTTCAAAAAGCATAAACAGAGCAAAAAAAATATCTTATGCAAGATGGACTGATGAAGATGTTGCACCAAGAATTTACGGTGGAATTGATACTAAAGCGGTGGGAGATTTTACATCTATTACTGATGGAAGTTTTGATTTAACAATAGGTGGGGTATCTCACACTATTACTACAAACTTTTCAACTGCTACAACTTTAGCAGATGTAGCTAGTTTAATTCAAACGCAAATACAAACAGAAACAGAAGCACAATTTGCGACGGCTACAGTTACATTTAATGCGACTAGAAATAGTTTTGACTTTGTTGGTGGAGTTGCAGAAGTTGCAACGATAGAAGTTACAACATCTGGAACAGGTACAGACATAACAACTCTTATTGGTTGGAATTTTAGTGCTATATTCTCAGATGGTGCATTAACTCAAAGTATAACAAATGTATTAGATGATACTTATGATAAATCAAATAACTTTGGTTCATACTTATTTATACCTACACTTACACTTGATGAAATTGTAGAAAGTGCAAATTGGAATAAGTCTCAAAATGTATTTTTTCAATATTATGTTCCTGTAGATAGAGCTAATACAACAACATACAGCGAAGCTTTAATTGATATTGGCGGAACTGGTTTGGTTTTACAATCAGATGTAGCAGGGGAATATCATGAAATGCTACCAATGGTTATTTTAGCAAGTACAGATTACACAAAAGTAAACTCTACTAAGAACTTTATGTTCTATGAAGCTTCATTGACTCCAACAGTTACAACTACAAGCGAGTCAAATAGCCTTGACACTTTAAGAATTAACTACTATGGTCAAACACAAACAGCGGGACAATTCATTGAGTTTTTTCAAAGAGGTGTTTTAATGGGATTATCAACTGACCCAGTTAGTATGAATACTTACGCTAATGAACAATGGTTTAAGGATTCAGTAGGTAGCGAGATAATGAGTTTATTATTATCACTTGAAAAAGTAAGTGCTAACATTGTAGGTATCGGGCAACTTAAAACAACTTTACAAAGTGTAATAGATTTAGCATTGGATAATGGTGTTATTTCAGTTGGTAAAGATTTAAACAATACACAAAAACTATTTATCGGACAAATTACAAATGACGACTTAGCTTATGTACAAGTTGAGAATGTAGGTTATTGGTTTGATGTAGAAGTTCAATCTTATGTAGCTACAAGTGGTATTACAGAATACAAAGCGGTATATACTATTATATACTCAAAAGATGATGTGATAAGAAGTGTTGATGGCACTCATATTTTAATTTAAGGAGTTAGAAGATGGCTAATATATCTGGTATTCAACAAATAACAATCAAAGCTAGTAAAACTTTTCCTAGCGGTTTTAGTATCTCTCAATTTGCAGATGATACAGACCCTATTAATAGTGATTCTATTGAAGTTCAAACTACAGCAATGGGTGCGAATGGGGATTTAATCGTATGGAATAGTCCTAAGGGTATCCCTGCAACAGTTGCAGTAGTACCAAATAGCACAGATGATAACAACTTACAAGTTTTATTAAATGCTAACAGAAAATCAAAAGGTAGAAGAGTTGCTAATGATGTTATCACTATGACAATTACTTACGCAGATGATTCAACTGCTACATTAACTAACGGTGCAATAACTGGTGGTATAGTAGTAAACAGTTCATCAAGTGACAACAGACTAAAAAGCAAACCATATTCATTTATGTTCGAAGATAAAAACTAAAGGGTAAGAAATGAGAGAGATAAAGGAAATAAAAGTAAGTGATAGAAATGGAAACGAGAGTGAGTTTAGACTTACTCAACTTTCCGCTATGGATAGTTTAAAACTAACTGTAATGGGTGTTAGTAGTGGTGTAACTACATTGTTACCAAAACTAGCAAATGATGAGGAACTACTAGAAAAGTTTACTTTGATGATTTTTAAAAATGTTGAAAAGAAAATTAATGACAAGGATTATATCCGACTTGAAACAACTGCATTAATAGATAATCATATAGAAGATATAAAAGTGCTTTATAAAATAGCTAATGAAATGATAGATTTTTCTATGGGTTTCTCTCTAGCTGGAACTTTACAAAAATTCCTAAAATCAACAACGGACAAAGTACCAGCTATAGCTCAACAAATACTAGCCCAATTTCAGAAGTCGTTATCAGAGAAAAAATAGCGACTTTAAAAGAATTACAAAATGATTATAATTTAGAGGATACTTTGATAATGTATGATATAATTATAGTTAATAAAATGAATGAGTATCAAGCTCATAAAGAAGCAAATAAAAAAGGATAGATTATGGTATTAGATGTATTTACAATATTGTTTGAAGCTGATACCTCTACCCTTGAAAAAGGCACTAAAAAATCAGAGCAAGAAGCAGGTAAACTTAATAAGAAATTAAAAGAGACAGATAAACTAGCCGATAATGTTGGTAACAATTTAAAAGACTTATTAGCTACTGGGTTAGGTGCTTTAACCGCTATTGCTTCATTTGGTGGTATAGTTAGCGGTGTTATGGGGGTCGCTAACTATAGTGATGAACTAGCAAAAAATAGCCGACTACTTGGCGAAAATATGAATGACTTAGCAGCTTATCAAGATTTAGCAACTAAATCTGGTGGGAGTGCTGATGGTTTAACAAATGTATTTAAAAATCTTAATACACAAATAGCAGAGTTTCAAACTACAGGTAACACTGGGGCTTTACCTTACTTTCAAAAATTAGGTATATCAATGCTAGACGCTGAGGGAAAAGCTAGAAAAGTTAGCGATATACTTCCTGAATTAGCTTCAAGTTTTGAAAATATGTCAAAAGTTGAGAGTGCTGGAATAGGTGCTAAGTTAGGACTTGATGAGGGAACAATTACTTTACTACAACAAGGTAGAAAAGAATTTGACTTACAAATAAAAAAACAAAAAGAACTTTTTAGCATAACAGAAGAACAAGCTGCAACTAGCGAAAAGTTTAATGATGCTATAGATGATTCAAAAGTAGCTTTTAGAGGGTTATTTTTAACATTAAGTGGCTCAATACTTCCAGCTTTAAGATGGCTATTAGATAAGTTCCAAACTATTATAGTATTCTTAAGAAAAAACAAAGACTTAGCTAAGGGAATATTTATTGCCTTAGGTGTTGCTATTGCTACTTTTGTAATACCTGCTTTATACAAAATGGCTGCGGCTAGTATTATTGCATTTGCTCCATTTTATGCAATAGGTGCAGTAGTTGCTGGATTAGTTGCATTATTTGCTTTATTGTATGATGATGTAATTGCTTTTCTAAGTGGTGGGGATAGTGCCTTTCAATCGTTATTAGAATATATGGGATTAACAGCTGACGAAATAGAAGCAGTTAAAGAAGCCTTTAAGTCGTTTGGGGATTTCGTTTTATATATGATTGACTTAATAGCTGATGGATTTGCATTATTAGGTCAAGGAATTATAGCAATTTTTAAAGGTGTGTTTAGTGTAGTAGAGCCTATTATTAAAGGACTACTAACAATAATAAAAGAAGTAATAAGCGGGATATCAACAGCTATTGACGCAGTTGGAAGCGTAGGAAACTTTGTAAGCGGTGGAATAGATGCAGTCTCAAACTTCTTTGGTGGAAATAATGAAACTCCACAAGCTATACAAGTAGCAAATGCAAATCCTCTTAACTCAATGAACACATCAAATAACAACACAAGCAAAAGTATTAAAATTGATAAGATAGAAGTCGTTACACAAAGCACAGACCCACAAGCGATAGCAAATGAGTTTAATAGGTCACTAAGCGAACAAGTAGCAAATGCAAATAATAACTTTGATGATGGAGTGTTAGGATAATGGCAACAGAAGTAATAGGAATTTATGATAATAATTTTAACGCTTTATTTCAAGAAGCTAAATATATAAAAGCAAGTGTATCAGATACATCAATGATATTTGAACACCCTTTAGAAGATGGAAGCAAAATTGCTGATTATAAAGTATCTAATCCTATTGAGATACAATTACAAATTATGTTATTGGGTGCTGATTATAGAAATACTTACAAGGCTATTAAAAAGATAGATACAAACGCAACAGCCTTGACAATTCAAACTAGAACAGATGTATATTCAAATATGTACATATCTAGTATGCCTTATGAAGAGGATAACACTATTTCAGATGGTATAAAAATTGCAATATCTTTAAAACAAGCTTTGTTTGAAAATCCAAATACTGTAAGAACTGCAATAGACCCGAGATATTCTAAAGACTCAAACACATCAAGAAATGGTAATGTTCAAGGCGAAAATGTAAACGATACCAAAAGACAATCTATATTAGCGAGTTTATTATGATAAAAGTACCTATACAAGCAATACCAAATCAAGAAATAACATATCAAAATGGGGATAATATCTATATAATAGAATTAAGAACAGTTGATTTAAACAATACTTTAGTGGCTACAATAACATTAAATGACGAAACTATTATAAGTGGATTGATAGTAAATCCTTTTGCTAAGTTAATGCCATATAGTTATGGAAACAATTTTATATTTACTACACAAGATAACGAACTTATTAATTATGAACATTTTAATGATACGCAAGAGTTATTTTTTTTAGAAGATGGTATTGATTTATGATTGATGATAGAGTTTTAAGAGTTGGTATTGAGCTTGATGGAGTAGTTAAGTATTTTGAAACTGTAAATATAAAAGCTAGTGGATCAAAAACTAACAACTCAACACAAAACGAGTTTAACATATCAATCACAAATTTATCAAAAGAAACAAGAGATTATATATTAACAAACAATAATATACTTAATCGTAAATTAAAAAACAAAAGAGTTACTATCGAAGCAGGGCGTAAGAGTACGGGATTAAGTCTTATATTTAGTGGAGATATTAGAATGGTTAATACGACTCAACCGCCTGATATTACTATCAACATTAAAACATATACGGGGGATAGCTTCAAGAGTGATTTAATAAGTACCTCAACTGGTGCAAATACCAAACTATCTCAAATATGTCAAATAGTAGCTAATTCACTTAATAAGAAATTAACTTTTCAAGCAACAGATAAAAGCATTGCTAACTATTCTTTTACTGGTGCAAAATTAGAACAAGTAAAACGATTAGAAGATTTAGGGGGTATTGATGTAACTATTGATAATGATACTATGGTAGTTAAAAATCAAGACTTACCACTTAATGGAAATGTAGTATTAATAAATTCAAATACTGGAATGATAGGACTACCTGCAATAAATGAGAGAGGAATATCTGTTAAAACTTTATTTAACAATAATGTTAAAGCTGGTACAATTATGAGAGTAAGAAGTGAAATAAATCCTGCATTAAATGGGGATTATGTAGTTTATGAAATTAGATACGATTTAGCTAATAGAGATACTCCATTTTACACAACTTTTGAGGGAACTAAATATGAAACCTAGTATCAAACCTGCTGATAATTCATCTATAACAGGACTACTTAAAACTACACAAGATAGAACAAGTAGAAACATTGAAAAAATGTTACCTGCGAGAGTGATTAATTTTGATAGAGCTAAAAATCGTGTAACAGTTCAACCACTTATAAGAGTAATGGGGACAGATGGAAACGCAATAAGTAGAAATCAATTATTTTCAATTCCTGTATATAATCCTAGTGGTGGGGGGTTTGGTGTATATGTTCCTTTAGTAGCTGGTAATTTAGGGTGGATACACGCTAACGATAGGGATATATCCTTATTTTTACAAAGCTATTCAGAATCAAATCCAAACACAACACGAAAACATCTATTTAGTGACGCTATATTTTACCCTGATTTAATGACTGGATTTAGTATCGATGGGGAAGATACCGCAAATTTAACTATACAAAATAATGACGCAAGTGTTAAGATTACTTTAAGCAATGATACAATTAAAATAAAAGCTCCAAACATTATAAGTGAGTGTGAAAATTTTACAGTAAACTCAACAAACTTTACAGTAAATGGAGATAATGCTTCATTTAATACTGATACTATGGTAAGTAATGGAATAGATATAAGTAACACACACGGACACCCACAAGGTGCGGATAGTGATGGAGATTCTCAACAAGATACAGGAACACCAAAAACGGTATAAGGAATAAATATGACAATATCAATTAACGAAAAAAACGACTTATTTTTAAACGATGAAGCGAATATGAACTTATCTTATGATATAGATGATGTATTACAAAATTGTCAAACAGCAGTACAAACAACTTTAGGGGAAGCTATTTATAAAAAAAATATTGGTGTACCTGCTTTTCAAACTTTATGGAATGGAAGCCCAAATTTTCAACAAGCCGAAGCAAGTATCAGAGCTACAATTTTAAATGTAGAGGGTGTAATTAATATAAATTATTTTAATTATGTTGTAAACAATAATATTTTTAGCTATAATACAGAAATAGAAACTATTTTTGGCACACAAACTTTGGAGAACACAATAAATGTATGATTATATAAACAATAGCGGTGTAATAATAGCAGACACTAGCGACATATTATCAGAGATTGAAAGCGAATATAAAACAGCTTTTAATGACCAAAGTTTAGTAACAACTCCAGACACTCCACAAGGTGCATTAATAGTAAGCGAAACAATCGCAAGAACTTCACTAATAGCAAATAACGCAAAATTAGCAAATCAAATAAACCCTGAATATGCAGGGGGGATTTTTTTAGATGCTATAGGTATGCTAACAAACTTAAAAAGAACAGAAGCAACTAGAACAACTGTAACAGCTACAATTACAGGACAAAGTGGAACAATAGTTTTAGCAGGTAGTCAAGCAAAAAGCGGAAACAACTTATTTGAAGTTGTGAACGATACTACTATTCCAGTTAGTGGAACGATAGATACTCAATTTCAATCGGTAGAATTAGGGGCTATTCCTTGCCCTGCTGGAACATTAACACAAATAGAAACAGAAGTTTTAGGTTGGGAAACTGTAACAAATGCAGAAGCTGGGATATTAGGAAAATCAACTCAAAGCGATTTGGTATTTAGAAGATTAAGAAAAGAAACTTTAGCAAATCAAGGTGTAGCTATTCCATTTGCTATTAAGTCAAATGTTCGTTTAGTCGAGGGAGTAAATAGTTTATCATTTTTAGAAAACATAGCTTCTACAACTGAAACTATACAAGGTATTGAGATGAATCCACATAGTATATTTTTATGTATTGATGGTGGAAGTGATGAAGATATAGCATTTGCACTTTACAATTCTAAGACTTTAGGGTGCGATTATAATGGGGATGTTGATGTAACTATTAATCCACAAGATAGTGATGCTCCATATACTGCAACTTTCAAAAGACCCAACTTAGTAGATATATACATAAATGTAACTGCTAAAGTAACTGGAACTGGTACGGATCCTATAACAACAGTTAAAAATGCAATATTAGATTATGCAAATGGAGTTACAGAAGAATCAGGTTTCACAGTTGGAAACAATGTATCTAGTTTTGAACTAAGTGCAAGTTTAGCAGCACAAACAAATTATTTTATAACTAGCGTTGAAACTTCACTAGATAATATAACTTTTGATTCATCTACTAAGACAATAGCACTTGACGAAAAGGCTCAAACATTTGCGAGTTATATTGAGGTTACTATACTATGAGTAAAATTCAAGATTTCACATTTAGTGCTAATTTATTAGAGTCTTTACTTTGGCAATATAACGAAGCGGAAACATTACAAAGCATATTACAACAAAAACAAGACTGGTACGATTTAAACTTTAGTCAATTTTGGGATGATTGGTACAATGATGTTTTTAATTTACAAACTGCAAATAACTTTGGTTTAAGTGTATGGGCTAAGATACTTGATGTAAGTTTTGCTTTACCACCTCAACCAACTAGAGATAATAATGTTTTTGGATTTGGGGAGTTTAATAGCAACTTCTTTAATAGCAATTTTTCCCCAACTGGTGGAGATGATAACAGCTTATCGACTGAACAAAAAAGATTAGTCTTACAATTAACTTATCTTAAATATACAAGCAGAGGAACAGTACCAGATATAAACAAGATACTAACTTCTTATTTTGGTTTTAAGGCTTACATATTAGATAACTTTAATATGACTGGAAATTATGTTATATTTAAGCAACAAGTAAATGAGCAAGATTTAGAAATAATAAAAGATTATGATTTAATTCCTAGACCATCAGGTGTGGGGATTGAATATAGAACAGTAACTGGAAATGAATTTGGATTCGACCCTTACGGTATGAATTTTTACAATGGATTTTTCGGTGCTTAAATTTAAAAAAGAAAGGATTTAATAATGGCAATAGATATACCTGTAGTTTGGGCAACAGATGGAGACATCTCTACTATACCAACAACCACGCAACCAGATGGGAGTGCATCATTTCAAGAGGGGTGGAGTGCTTTTTATCAACAAGACCCAGAAACTAGCCCAACAGCAAAAAGACTATCAAGAGCAAATTATAATTATTTGTTTAATTTACTAACTGCAAATAGCAAAGAATTTGTATCTCAGGGTATTCCAAATCATATCGTAGATAAAGAATACAACGCTAACGATATGGTTAGAGGAACGGATGGAAAAAACTATAAAGCAATAGCAACAACTACAGAAGCTCCCCCTCACGCAGATTGGATAGAAGATAGTACAGATACTAAACTATTCGCTACAGCAGGTGGAACAGCAAACGCACTAACAGTAACTATTCCAGCTATAACAGAGTATGCAGTAAATAGCACTTTTAGAGCTAAAGCAACTTTAGACAATACTGGTGCAACAACAATCAATGTAAATGGTTTAGGTGCTAAAAATGTAGTTATAGGTAATACAGCTTTAAGCGGTGGGGAAATTGTATCAGGTAATGAATACTTTTTGACTTACTCATCAAATGGAAACTTTGAATTAACTGACTTTAATCAAGTTGAAACAACTTTGCCTACCTTTTTGGGTACAGCAACATTTACAGCAACGGATAATAAAATAGTTATGACTGGAATTGTTACATCTTTAGGACTAGAAAAAGGGGATGTAATTCAATTTACAAGTGGTACAGATGCAACTAATGCAAAAATAAGAACAGTTGAAATAATTAATAGTGATGATGAAATTATTGTAAATTATGAACATAGTGGAAGTAGAGGGAATGGTTCATTAAAGCTAAGCGATCAATCTAGTATCTCTTGTACTGTTAAAAGATTATCTAAATGGTACAATGCTAGTGTTGGATTTGGACAAGAATGGGTTGATTTAACAGCTATTAGAAGCGTTGGTGTTGCAGTGACTGATACTACTGGTAAGCCTATTGAAGTATTTTTATTTAGACCATTAAGTAGTACAGTTATTACAATAGACTCTGTAAGCGGTACATTAAACACATCAAGCACTTCTGATATAAGTTTTATTGTACCTAACAATTCTAGTTATAGTGTAAGTAAGGCTGTTGCAACTTGGCTAGAACTTAGATAAGGAAATAAAATGAGAAAAATATATTTAACAAATAACGGATTACAAGAGATATTAGAAGGTCAAGATTTTTTAATAAAAGATGATTGGGTTAAGTGTGAACTTAAAGAAGATGGTACACCATACAAAAATTATAATACAGATGGTACACCAGACTTAGATTTAGAAAATAAAGAAAATCGTATAGCTGAAATTAAAACATCTATAAGCGAAAAAGAAACTTATCTATCTATCACAGATTGGATAACAGCTAAGTATAATGATGAGGTTACAATTTTAGCAACAATTTCAAAAGCTGATTTCGTTGCTAAATATCAAGAAGTTTATACTAATAGAGCAAATGTAAGAGATGAAATAAACACATTACAACAAGAGTTAAAGACATTAGAACAATGAAATATTTAAGATACTCATTAATTGTAATAATGAAAGTTTTAGGCAAGATTATAGGCTTAGTTTGGTACTATTTTGCAGTACCATTTAGAGCTTATAGCCGTAATGTAGTTTACAATTATGTACTACAAAACGATATTTATTTACCACGATTATTAGAGCGAGAGCCTTATTATAATGAGGGTAAATATATATTAAAAA